GATACGAATTAGTAGCGGGAAACGGCGCTGGCGCGCCTTGTTCCTTCGCTACTTGGCTTAATATTAGTGATACTGCACATTAATATTATATATTTACACCCTTTCCGGTGATTTATGGCGACAAACAATAACAAAAAACTGAAAGTGAACGCGAAGCAATACCTTTGCCCGTCTTGCAGTGCAAATACTGACTATTGCACTTGCATCGGCATCAACTGGACAGCCTCTAAGGCAGCCAAATACGGGGTTTTGATAGAATGAAGCAGCGAATGTATCGGATTATCTGTTTGAAGAGGTCAGAGTATCCCACAGACAACGTCTATTGGATGCCAGATTACTGCGGATATACTCCACTTGTATCTGAGGCGGGCCTATATCGAGGCGAGGAACTGGATGGGGCCGGAGGAAAGACGGGGGATTGGATAGTTGAGCCGTGTTGGGTTCCTGTTGAGCCTTTTACCCCCCCCTTAGAGCACTATGCAGGAGGTGAAAGTGATGGCGAAAGTGAATAAGGCATACAGCCTAGACTTGGAGACTGTCAAGCTTCTTGAAGAATATTGCGCAGCTTCGGACAATTGGGACAAGACAATCAGTCGGTCGAAGGTAGTCAATGACGCCATCCGGTGGTTCATTACTGGGGATGTTGTCCAACTCAAGAAGGAGAGGGATGACATTCATGCGAGATGGGTGGACTTGGTGAACCAAAGACACAATTCCAAAGTCTCAATGCCCAACCGACCGTGGTGGAAGCAACTCTTGGGTCTAAATTAGGGCGTTAGCACCCATAGCACCAGTAGCAACGAGCATAGCCAGTATAGCAAACTTTGCCAAATCCAAGAGTTTCGTGACCGCTTCCGCTTCCCGGGGGCCGAGGTCATCGGTCATGTCAGTCGCCACCGGATGACTTGTCCCTTGCCATCGCTAGTGCGCCTTGCCAATCCGTGATTTCGTACTTCTCAAACTCCATCCAATAGTTACAATCATGATTAGTTGCGCCCGCTGGCTCATCAGCAATAATGAATAGGTCTTGCATGATTAGTTGGTCTTCGTCAACTTGGCTGAAATCAAAGTTGTTGCCCGGCCCGTTTGCATCATAGGAGAATATGGCCCAACCGATTTCGGTTTGGTTGTCCCAGTTCCAGTTGATGTTCGTTGATGGATTTTCCGTAGTGGAGAGTTTGGCTGTTAAGACTCTGACGTTGGTGTTGTCCATATCAGATACGGCAATCCTGAATGATTTCAATTTGTAAGCCGTCTTGAAGTTACCATCGTCCATGATTATCCTGTGCGCCACAGTGGAGTCAGCCTCAACCTTGCCTCTGCAAGTGTAGGTTCCTATCATCTTCATGCTTCTTGCCTCCTTATCTTGTGTGCCTCACGCATAACTCTTGCTTGGTCATAGCCCTTCTTGAATGAGCCGTTCTTCTTCCTGGCCTTTGCATTTGCCTTGCGTAGGGACCGAGCCATCGTGGGGTCTGTCTTGCCTACCCTCTTCTTCTTCTGAGGGGTTTGCATTGGCCTCATTCGCATTGGTTCTGGGATTAGATTGCGAGATTGATTAATCGCGTCGTTGTATCCCGTACGATATCCGTCTTCCCACGCACCCATCATCATCACTACTGCTGGCTTAGTGCTAGGGCAGTCGCGGAAGCCTGTGTAGCGGACTCTAGTGTGCATTCTAGGATAACGCCGACTTCAACGTTGCCGGAGGTTAGAGTGACTGACTGGTCGACACCCAAAAACATCGAATCAACGCCGACTAGGTAGCCGTTCACGAACTCGGATGGGTTTAGGTCGTAGTCGTTGGTGGCGAAACTGGTCTTGTAGTCTGCAGAAGCCTGTTCCCCGGGGTAAAGTTGCATGTGGCCTGCTGCGCAAACGGACTTGTCGTCATAGCCGACCATCGCGCTTTGCGTCTGTGTGGTCAACTGCCATGCGATGCATGCCTGAGCATCATCCACAGAAATCGAACCGGGGAAGTCTGTGTCCCTGATTGAAGCCTGAATGCTGTGGATTCGGAGTAGAGTCGAACTCTTCACTCCTAGGTTCACGAATGAACCAAGGTCAATCTCTGATTGTGCGTAGGTAGTGCCGTTGCTCGTCACAACTGCCCTGATGTAGAAAGAATCTTTCTTTGCCATAGTATTCGCGGAGTAATACTGGGCTATTATACATTCTTGCCCGCGTGGGGGGGCCTGCCCCCCCGGACGGGGGCCAATCTTCATATCCCTCACCCCTAGTAGAGAGATAGTTATCTCAGCCGACAGGCTACCTCGGGGATACGAATTAGTAGCGGGAAACGGCGCTGGCGCGCCTTGTTCCTTCGCTACTTGGCTTAATATTAGTGATACTGCACATTAATATTATAT